CTTGGCCTGCGCTTCAGCTTGCTGCAGGGCGAGCTTGGCCTGCGCTTCCTGCATCTTCGGATCGGGCTGTTGCCCTTCCTGCTCGCCGGCGTCGCGGAATGTCTTCTTCACATCGGCCGGCAGCGGCGAGGTTTCGATCAGCACCCGCATCACCGCAGTAGCCTGGCCGGGGGTGAGCATCGGCGCCACCGCCGGAAGCGCCTGAGAAATCGCCTCGTAGGTGTCCTGCATCAGCGTGATGGTGTCGGGGCCCTCATCCAGGATGATGTCGACATCCAACTCGCCGATCGCATTGCGCATCATGCCTGATGGCTGGCCGTCCGGGCCGTTGATCATTTCGTTGATCAGCACGAACTGCGGCTCGCCCTCGGCGTCGGTCACCCGGATATAGCGTTGGTTGGTCCAATATTTCTGCGCCGCATTGAATAGCGCGCGATACACTCGGACCTTCCACCCCCTGAGATTGAACATATACGGGCCGAGCCCGGCCAGACCGGCCTGCTGTAAGAGCGCAATGGCACGTCCGCTCGATCCGCCGCTCGCCGCATCGCCGCCGATCATCGCTGAATTCGGGCCGAAGGTTTCGATCTCCTGCTTGGCATCCTGCATGAACTGCAGTTGCCCCATCACCGCGGCTTGCTTGGCCTGATCGTCAAATCGGATGTCATCAAGCGAGGTGTTGACCAGCACGATGCCGTCGCTGCGCGCTGCCTCGCGGCGCAAGGCCTCGACGTTGTTGTCGGCAATCGCCGACTTGGTGGCGATGATGCGGCGGTTATTTAGCTCATGTAGCGCCTTCGATCGGCGCTGATTAACTTCGTCCTGCGGCGACATAAGATTGCGCGGGAAACCATAGCGATCGCCGTCATGATCCACCGCGGCCGAAAACATGATGTATTTTGCAATTGGCTGGTCGTGCTCGTCCACGAACGGCGACTCGCCCTGCATAAGTATCTTAGAGCCCGTGAACAGCGTCCACTTCCATCCGCCCTTTGACTTGTACCAAATATCAACCAATCGAATTTGCTTGAAGTCGCCATTGGTCGCGAACCACCTGTTGTCCCGGTCGCTGTTGCTCATCAATTCGGTGTTGGCATCGCACGCCGCCTTGATCTCCTCCTCCATGCCGGGCAGCATTTCAACGAGTTGTTCCTCGTCGACGAACTTGCCCATACCGAGATAGCGTGCGTCCTCGAAGTCGTGCTTGAACGAGCGCGGGTCATAAAAAAACCCGTCGTTGTCGACGGGCTTGAACATCACATCATAGTCCGGTTGTTGCTGTGGACTACCGCCGTCCGGCGGCACCGTCTTGAGATCGAGCTCGATGCCAGCCAAACCGTCCACCGCGGCGCTCTCGGTCACCACCGGCGTGACCGCATCCCATCGGTTATTGTCCATCAGATAGCGCAGCACCGCGGTCGCCAGATCGGCACCAGCCTGATGCGCGGGCGTGCGCGGGAACGCCTTGGGGTCTTGCTTCAATCTCTCAACGGTGCCGACGATACCGTCGATTTTCTGGCCTATTTTATTATATGTAACAACAGGTTGTTTCCGGTCGTTAAAGGTCTTTATCTGCTCGTTCGTCCACTGCGCACCGTGCCGATAGCGCCGCGAAATCTGTTGCTCCTCGATCTCCAGCCGCTTGCTGTCGAGGTAGGTGGTGTAAGCCTTGACGCACTTTTCCAATTCCCAAAAGCCGTCCTTCCCGTCCTGCGGGTCGAGATCGGCCGGCCCGCGGCCATGCGAGCCGCCACCGCCGGTCTGGCTGTAGCCGGTGAAGTTGACGACGTTGGTGACCGCCATATCAGTACGCCTTATTCCCGATCTGCGTGGGCGGCATCGGCGGCCGGCCCATCAGCCCGGCGGGCTGCAGGCCGGGCATCTGCGGCGGCGGTGTAGGTTCTGGCCCAGGTGACATACCAGGGGGACTTGGTGGGGCGCCCGGGCCAGCGTCGCCCCCGGGAGGTGGGGGCGGCAATGCTGCAGCAGGGCCGGCATTGCTTGGTCCTTGCATGCCGGCACCGAGATTGCTCTGCATGAACGAGATCATCATCGGCATGACCGCGCCGGTTTCCTCCGGCGACAACGAGCCGACGAACGCGGCGAACTTTTCCACCACTGACATGACAATATTCCTAATTTTGGCTGGTTGGCTGGCCAATTGGCCAATTGGCTAGAACTGCCGCCAATCCTCGGCCGCGGTGCTCTTGCGGTAGACCTCGTAGCCGGACACATCAGCCGGCTTTTGCGGCTCTTTCACCGCAATCCACGGTCGGCTCATGCAGGCGTAACGGCACTCGTCACCGGCGTGGTCCTCGCTGTCGGTCATCACGTCTTCATGCCGATCGGGATCGTGTTGCAGGAATGGCACGGTCCTAATGAAATCCCGGCAGGTCGAGAACACCATCAGCATTGGCAGTCCGTCAGCGTTGCCGACCAGCCTGGCGCGCACCTGATCCCAGCCGCCGAGGTGCCCCATCACCCGCACCCGGTTGTTGTCGGCCTTCTTGAACCACACCTTGCCCGCCGTTTCAGTCCCCATCCGTTCGGCGATCGACGGCCCGCCATCCTGGGCGAACGCCGAGGGATCGAGCACGCCATAGGAGATTTCCTCGTCCTTTTCCCTCGACATAATTCCTAGACCAACCTCGCCAGCGTGCAGCTTCAAGCCAACATTGGGTTCATTCGGCCGGCATCCGTACCACTCGCGGTAGCGCACCATGGCGCCGCGCGGGATCACGCGCCCGTGAACCTGCCACTCGTCCGACGCCACCGCCCACCACCCCACCGAGAACGGCGAGGCCGAGCCCCAGTCCATCGAGCGAAACCGCATCCAATCTTTCGGAATTTCGAACGGCTCGATGACGTGCCGATCGGTGCTCCAGCAGTCGAAGAACGCGCCCAGCGTGACCGACCAGTCACCATCCAGCCACGCCTGCACCAATTCCTTTGAGCCCGATGACCGCAGTCGGCTCTTGTAGGCTTCCACGTCGATAAACTGGTTGTTGTCGACCTTCGACGGGATGAAAACGCGCTGCAGCCCGGTCACCGGATCGGTGAGCACCTTGTTGCCGAGCGGCGCCGGATCAATGTAGCGGGCCTTGATCCATTGGTGTCCAGGCCCACCAGGGTTGCCCGTCAATCTGATACCGACCGGCACGCCGGCACCAGAGCGCAGCGTCGCCAATAGCTTGAAGATCGGCACCGGCGAGGGGAAGTTTCCCGCCTCCTCGATGTAGAGCCGTGAGTAGCTGTGGCCCTGATAAAGCTCGGCGTCGGCGTCGCGCTCTAGATACGCGAACTTCAACCGCGCCCCCTGCGGATCGCGCCATGTCTTCTCCTGCTCGTTATAGGTCCACTTGAGCGGCCCGTAGATCATCCGGCTACGCTCGACCGTGTCCATCAATTCGGTGCGGGTTCGCCGCAGCATGATCCCGGAGGCATTAATCCCGTAGGCGTTGGCGTGAACCATCCATTCGCCTAGCATTCCGTCGGTTTTGCCGCCACCGCGCGCGCCACCGAAGAACACCTCGAACACCGGACATTCGAGCAGCGCCCACTGGGCGAAATTCCCGCCTGGGCTCCAGATCGTTTTGACTTGGTCAGTTTGTGCGTCCATTGCCGTTGCCACTAACCGAATTCGGTTTGGGTGTAACCGAATTCGGTAATGCCGTTAGCTCAAGTGTGTCAGGAACTCCGTACTTCTTGACCCACTCTTCCTTCGTCAGCACCTTTGGCAATTCGGCAACATAGCGCACGTTCACATCTGCGCTGATCAACGTGCGGGTCAGATCGGGCACCACCTTCTTGAGCAGGCAATCGATGGCGCGCACTTGCGCCATGCTCAGGTCGGCGAGCTTACGGCCGTCCTTGTCGACCTCGCTGAAAATGAATTGGTGCAAGACATCCACCAGCCGGATCGCTTGGATTTTGGAACGCACCTCGTCGGGGTGAAACTTCATCTGCCGCCGATGCAGTATTTTTTTACCGCCTAGGTTTGGGCCCGACATGGCTGTTCCTTATGTCCAGTAGGGCTGGCCGCCGGCCCAGTTTTCCAGTTGCCCGGGCAGTCCGGTGACAAAGCCCGAGCCGTGAATGAACGACGCCGGATTGGCCGGCCCCAAGCCCTGGATGCGCCGGATTGGCGACCAGTTGCCACCGCCCTCACCGCCGGCCGGCGGGTTCTTGCCGACGTTCTGATCGTAGATGTATTGGCTCGGGCTGATCTGATGCCCGAGATACATGAAGCTGCCTTGCTCGGCTGGACCGCGCGCACCCCCGAGCAGCGCCGGATTAAGGGTATTAATGTGCCGGTCCTCCTGGCCGCCCGGCATATATTCCGGCGCCTGCAGGCCGAACTTGTCGTAATACTGCTGATAATAATCCTTCATGCTGAAGAATTTACCGTTGGGATCGCCGCGGCCGCCGGGCTGAAACCCGCCCGGAAAGAAACCCGGATTTTGCAGGAAGTTATCCTTGTTGAGATTTGGGTTCATGGGCGGGGGTGCACCCCAATTGGCCGGATTGTCCCACGCATTCTCATACTGTTGCGCCTGCGGTCCGGCGCCCGCAAATGTCTGCGGTGCACCGCCGCCGCCGTCCATGGCCGATTGCGCCATCTGCAGCAGGCCCGGCACTTGGGGCGCCGCCTGTTGCCCCACTCCTCCCAACCCTAATTCCGGTGGCGGTCCGCCGCGTAAAGGCATGGTGCACCTAACTGCTATAATTTGCCAATTCGCCCATCGATCGCCCCCAAGGGTCATACTTGGTGATGCCGGGCCAGGTCTTTATGTCGGGGGCCGTTGGAGCGTATTGGCGGGTCCATGGGGCATTGATGCCGCTGCCGCCCTGGTTGGCGTAGCCACTCTGATAGAAATAACGCATCAGCGCAGGCGCCAGCCATGGCTGCAATGATTGCGGTATATCGTGCGGGAGATTGCCGGCCTTGAATTGTTTGCCGCCAAACAAGTCGGGGCCAACGGTGCCATCCGGGTTGGCGAGGTTAAATCCAGACGATTGCCCTTCCGCCCCAGGAAAATCACCGTAACTATTGTGGCCGTAGACGATATCCGTGAACGGATTGATGCCGTGGGGCATTTGCGGGGTGCGCGCCACCGCGTTTGGGTTTTCCATATTATTACCGGTGATCCAGCCGTTGCCGAACCCGGCTTTATCGTAAGCCTCGGTTTGGGATTTCCAGCCTTCCGGCGGTGCCGTGATGAGCGCAGCCGGATTGCTCCCCCACCCCCACTGATCATCAACCGGGGCCTGAGCCTGAACCGGAGCCTGAGGATAAGCCTGGGCCGCACCGCGGCCGCCGCCGCCGCCGCCACTACCAGCGCCAACGCCGGGGCCAACGCCCATGGCTTGGGAAATACCCCCACCGCCACCCACTCCTTGCGGATCGCCACCACGCAGCATTGCCAACAACCCCGGAATAGACGGCTGCTGTTGAGCCAACGCTGAAACCGAACGGAAATCCATTGGGGTTGCTCCCTATCGGTAGTAGATGCCGGTGACCGCATCATAGAAGCCGGTGGCACCCTCGCGGCCACTAACCCCAAATGAGTTGGTGCCAGCCTTTCCAGTTGCCACGCCGGGGCCATACACGCCGCCGAATTCCGCGCCTCTGGCGCCGGGCGCAATGCCGGGCCCGCCGGTGCTGTAGTAGCCAGGAGCGCCGCGCCCTTGCGATTGCGGGTTGGCACCGACAGTAATCGACAGGCCCGGGCCGCGGCCACTCTCAGGCCCACGGCCGGGGGTGCTAAATGGGTCAAACCCACGGCTGCCGGCTTGGCTTGGAAGGCCGGCCGGCGAGCCACGACTCGGTGCCGGGTCCATCATGCCCCACAAGCCGATCGGGGCCGCCTCACGGCCGACATTGAGCGTTTGCGGGTTTATGTTGCTGAGCAGGTCGGTCAGTTGCGGCCCGAGGGTTTCCGCTTCCTGCTGGCCCCGTGAAGCTGTCGGCGCAGAAAACTGCGCGCCGAGGGGGTCTTGCCCGAATTGCGTTTGGCCCGGCGTTACGTTTGGATCGGCCAACTCAAACCCACGCCCAAGCTGGCCGGGCTCGGCAAGGCCGGGGGCCTGCGGCCCGTAATTCGGGCCGAAGTTGGTCGACAGCTGCTCCAGTTGTTGCTGCTGTTCCTGGTTGCTTCGGAAGTCACCAAAGCGCGAGTCGAAGGGGTCTTGCTGGGTCGGCGCTGTTACATTGGGACCGTAGGTCGGCGCGAACATATCGGGCTGACCGAACCGACTGTCGAAATCGGTCTGCGTCAGGCCAGGCCCGCGGCCCGCCAAGTCATTGAAGGCATTCGCCACGGTTTGGGCCGGACTAGTTTCGGTTTGGGCCGTCGGGGCCTGCGCCGTCGGGGCCTGCTGGGCGTTCATTTCGGCCGCAAGCTGATCATACCCCTGCTGGGTCGTCATCGGACCAACAAGGTCAAAATTGGGATTGGTCTGTGATACGGCGGGGCCGAACAGATCGCCCTTGCCCTGCGCCTGCTCGTTGGCAAACCCTGTCACGCCCGACAGCGATGGCTGGCCGGTAAAGGCGCTCTGCGAGGATTGTGTCGGACCAACGCCGGTAAAGCCTTGCTGCGCGCCCGGCGTCGCTTGCTCGAAGCCGGTCATCATGGGGCCGACCATATTGGTCTGCGTGTTCTGATTGGCCACAATCCCCATGAGGGCTTCCGCCAATTGCGGATTGGTTTGCGCCACTTGCTCGGCCATCGCCTGCACTTGCGCGAATGGGGAGGATTGCAACGCCACGGCCAGTTCATCGCTGCCGCGGCTCGCCGCCTGCGCCTGGCTGGGACCGAAGAAGCCGGCACTGGGGGCGGCCTGATTGGATGCAAACTCGGGACCGAAGACCGAACTCGGAGCCTCCGTGCGATCGTCGGGGTTGACGGGTTCGACCGAGGGGGTGCTTTCCCTACCAGGGCCAAACAACGCCTCTCCCGGTTGCGAGGTTGACGGGCCGCCGATCAGGCCAGGGCCGGTTTGCGGGCCGACATCCTGCGAATTTGGCATGCCGAATGCCATGCCGGGAGCGGCATTGAAGTCGCCCGGGAAGCCGGTGACGCCGGGAGCGGAGGCGTACATGCCGGGCCCGCCGATCGAAGCGCCGGGGGCACCCGGACCAAAGCCGGTCCCGGTAGGGCCGCCGATGCCGTAGGCGCCAAAATCGCCCGTTGACCAGCCGGGCGCGCCGATGGCGTTGCCCATCCCGAAGTTCGATCCCACATCGGGGCCAAAGCCAAAGCCTTGCCCGCCGCCGGTGTAGTCGACGGCACAGCCGCTGAAGCTATCGGCGCTGGGTGCGCAGCCCATGCCGCAGCCGGTGTCGCAGCCGGTAGCACAGCCCATGTCGCAGCCCATGCCGCAGCCGGTGTCGCTGCAGCCGGTAGCGCATCCCACACTGCAGCCACTGTCGCTGCTGGTAGTGCAGCCGGTGCAGCCCGTATCACTGGTGGTGGTACATCCAGTTTCGGCACAGCCGGTCGTTTCACAGCCGGTATCGCTGGTCGTGGTGCACCCTGTCTCGGCACAGCCGGTCGTTTCACAGCCGGCAGTCTCGCAGCCGGTATCGGCGCAACTGGCACACCCAGCACAGCCATCAACCGCGCATCCCGTATCGGCGCAGCCACTGTCGCAACCACTGCAACCGCTGTCGCAGCCGCCGTCGTCGCCGCAGCCACCGCCGAAATCGAACATGCTCGGCCCACACGGGCCGCAGCCTTCGCCGGTCCATCGCCCCGGAATGAACATCCGGCCGCGCACATCGCCGAAGTAGATGTCCTGGCGCACCTTCTGGCCGTTGATCTGGCACCAATCGACGCCGGGCGGAATAAACTCATTCTTCATCCGCAGCGGCATCAGCCGGCCGCGCGGCGTGCGCCGCCGGATCACCGGCTTTTGCGGAGTTTGCGGCGCGGTTTGTGCAACTGCCTTGCGCTTGCGCTTGATCGGCTTGCGATAGCCTTCGGGCAATTCGGCGGTGTTCTTCTTGAAATAGATCAGGGGAGATTTTTTCATGGGATCAGGCTCTTTTGCCGCGACACGCCATATTCGGAATAACCGTCGAGCACGCGCAGCCAGCCGCGTCGGCCGTAGCCGACTTGGCGGTGACAACCGTGCGCGCGCCCCCATTGCTCAATCAGGGGTGTCTTCTCCACGATTTCGGCAAGCTCGCCGCCGGCCAGCCAGGTGATGTGGCTTTTGAGGCCGGTTGGGGCGATCTTGAATTCGGTACAAAAAGCGCAGTTTGGAAACGGCCAGAAAAACGTCCGGCGGTGCACAATGCGCCAGAACACATGCTGCCGGTTATGGGTCGGCCACTTGCGACCGTTGTGCTCAAACGCGCCTTCCAGCAGCGAGGCCTCGAGCCACGGCCAGCAGCGATTGAATTCAGCCGTAAGCCTTGCGTCCGATGCGGGTAGGGGGCGGCATATCGGGCTCGGCATCGGCGTAAGCCTCGACTTCTTCGCCGGCATCGGCCGCGGGTTCGGCATTGCGGGGTTTGGGCTGAAACCGCGCTGGCGTCTTATGCTTTATCGGATTGGGATAGCCTTCGTATTCGTCCGACAGCTGATACGGGTTGATCGTGCCGCTGACCCTGGTGCAAGTCATGTTGGCGGCACCCTCGTAATTCTTGCACAACCCACAGTGATAGGTGAGATTGCCATCGCGCAGATGGGCTACCTGCGGCGTGACGACACCTTCGGTATCGTCGGGAGTTGGATCAACGGGCGGTGCTTCATCGGCCATGGGCCACCTTTAGATGTCGTCGCGTTCTACGAACAAATCCAACTGCAGCGCCTCGCACCAGTCGTACAGTGATTGCAGCGAGGGCACGCAGTGCCCGTTTTCCCACTTGACCAGCGTGTAGTAACCGCAGCCGATTTTGGTCGCGAGATACTTGCGCGCGATGCCGCGCTCGGCGCGCACCGCCTTGAGCGTGGCCACGATCGGGAAGCAGCCGCGGGCATATTTGCGGTAGTGCATCAACCCTTCACGCCAGGGCCACCCCAGCCGGTGCCGCCGGGCATGCCCATGCTGCCGAGCCACGCCCACGGGCTGACCATGCCGTAGCCTTGGGCCGCACCGCCCTGACCGGCAATCGCCTTGTCGTATTCGGGCCGCGTCATGCGGCCGAGGCCCATCATCATGTCGAGCATGCTGGGCGGCTTCTTGGGTTGATCGGCCGGTTGGCCAGAAGGATTGTCATCGCTGGGCCGCTGCTGCGCCTGCGGCATCGGCTGCTCCCACCACTGCTTAGGCTGGTTGCTGCGGTCGAATGGACCCGCCTGCGGGCCCATCATGCCAACGCCCGCCCGGGCCATCTGCAGCATGCGCGGATCGTAGGGCATCGCGGCCTCCTAACCGAATTCGGTTTGCCCCTGACCGAATTCGGTCAGGGCGCACACCGCGGATAACCCATCGCCCACAATTCGCGGTCGGACATCGGCCAATCGCCGTCGAGCGGCAGGTTTTGCCAACCACCGGTGCGGTCGATCCATTGCCGGATCGGCAGCGGGTAATTCGTATAAAGGAATTCGGTTTCAGCCCTCATGTATTCCCTGCGCTCAGCGGAACGCACGGCGTGGAACGCCATGAACGCGCCGGGCGCGATGCACAGGTCGGCCGGATCGACGTACGACAGAACAATGGTGCAGGCCGAATAGCAGGGGCCACGGATTTCAACCTTGGTGCGATTGCGCCGATAGTCGGCAAACCGCAACGTGTGTTCGTCCAGGCGCCCGCCGCGGCCGTATCTGATGACGACCGTGCTGTCCATTGACGGCAGCGGCATCGGCGTGATGGCAATCGGGACCGGCGGTCGCCGCTCGATTGTGGTTGGCACCGTCTTGATGACCCCCACGGTCGGAACCGGCGGCATACGGATCGTCTGCGCGCTCATCGGCTCGTAGGTCTTGGCGTGGATGCTCTCCTGCCCGAGTGCGGCACCGGTCATGACCGTCATGACCGTCATGCCAAGGAGCGCGACCTTCACGACGTGCCCTCGGCCTTGGCGATGGCGGCACGGGCTTCCATCTTCCACGCGCGCAGATCGTTGATCAGCGTTTTGTCGCCGTGGGCAAGGCAATAGTGATCAAGGTTGGCGATGTCCTTGACCAGTTTCAGCAGATCGGGCGCGGCGGCGATCAGGCGGGCGTTTTTCTCGCGCGTTAGGCGGCGCCTTTGGCTAGTGGTTGCGGTCCCATATGTGGGGGTGGTGCTCATGACATAAACCCTCCTGCGTTGCTGGCAGGAGCATTACTGTCACAGTCCGTGACCCAACGCAAGGTTAATTAAATAACATTAATTGACATCGGTTACACAGCGTGTTGTCAATTGCGGGCGGCAAATCACCTCCCGAGGACATCCAGATGAACAGACTACTACTCGCAGCCGTCCTGCTGGCGGGCACGGCTCTCATGACACCAGCCAGCGCAGCAACGCTCACAGTCAGCGCACTAGCCGATGATCAGGTGGTGCCACAGTCGGCATCCGCACCCTGCATCATCTGCGCCACGACGCAGGCCCATAATCCCGTGGGCTTCGGCTACAACAACTTTAACAGCACAGGAAACGATGCGTCGTTCAACCTGTTCTCATCCAATATCACTGGCTCGTTTGCCAATGACGACGATCTCACGGTCACGCCCTATACCGGCAGTCAGCTATCGAACTTCCTAACGTCGGTGGGCGACCTCAACCTCACCTTCGGCGTGGCCATCGACGTGAACAGCACGTCAGCCAAGTCAGAAGTGTTGCAGCAGTTCCGGCTGATCGACCTAGATCAATCGGGCGATGGGCCTCTTGGCTCGCTGGTCCTGTTCAGCATCCTTAATCCGGTGCCGCTGCCCGACATCAGAAACGGAAACGGCAGCGCCGACTACCTGATCACAGGCTTCAATCTGTCCGGCCTCGCCAACCTCGGCGACCGCCTGCTGTTCCAAGCAACATGGTCCGGCGCAGTCGACGGCGGCGAGTCGTTCTACATTGTCCCGCTCGCCGCAGTGCCAATCCCAGCTGCGCTTCCGATGTTCGCGGCCGGTCTTGCCGGCCTCGGGCTGCTGGCGGCTCGGCGTAAAAAGAAGCAGCTTGACGTAGCAGCGGCATAACCAACACGGTCGCCGGGATTTACCTCCACGGCGATCGTCAGCGGCTCGGCGTCTTGCCGCAACTTGGCGCCGGGCCGCGTCCTATTTCGGGGACACCATGTCAGGCGATGTCGTTGTGCTAGTCACTGCGCTAGGCGTGTTGTTCATCGCCTTGGTTGCCGCCTGTGCCGTTGCCTACGGGTTCTGGCGCGGCGGCCTGTGAGCAGCGCGGGCACCGATCGGTGCCGGCAATGCAAGTCCAACCCTCGTCCTTGCCCAGCAATCGGATCGATTGCACCACATCTGGCCGGTTGCCGCGATAGTGCATCGTGACGCGAAACCGCGCCCGGCAATCGTCGCAGGTTAGCTGCACCTCGCCATGCGCGGGCGGATCAGTCCAGCCGATCGTTGGTTGCCACTCCGGTGTATACGGGCGCCAGGCCGGCCGCGGCTTGGGCGGATACGGTCGCCACGGCTTGGGCCGTGGGGGCCGCTCGACTGGCCGGCTATAAACCGGCTCGACCTCCTCATAATTCCGCCGAAACCGCGGCGGCGGCACTGTCAACGCAGGCTGGTCGCTCCAGACATCGGGATGCACCTCACATCGGCCGGCGACGATCGCACGGCACAGCGCCGTGTCGGCCATGGCATCAGGCGCGTCGAAATCCTCGTCAAGACAGTTGTGGACCGAGAAGAACGTGTAAACGTTGTGCGAAGCCATGCTGTCCACAGCTTGTGTCGGATTTCCGACACAAGCCTGTCACATGCCGTTGCAAAGTACAATGGAACTCTGTACGCTCATCT